GACCTTGCCTCCAACAAAATCCTCTGCCTTCAATCCATTCTAGAAGGTAAGGGTGTGTTCCTTAAAAAGATTGGTCGCTGGGTCAAACCTGCCGCTGGTTTCAATGTGATCGCCACTGCCAACACTAAGGGTAAGGGTTCTGACGATGGTCGCTTCATTGGCACCAACGTGCTCAACGAGGCATTCCTTGAGCGTTTCCCTGTGACTTTCGAACAGGAGTATCCCACTGCCGCAAACGAATACAAGATCCTCTACAAAGTTGGTGCTTCTCTTGGAGTTACTGATCTTGATTTCTTCAAGCGCCTCTGCGACTGGGCAGACATCATCCGCAAGACCTTCTATGATGGTGGTATTGAGGAAATCATCAGCACCCGTCGCCTGGTTCACATTGTTCGTGCCTACAGCATCTTCGGTGATAAGGCAAAGGCAATCCAAGTGTGTGTGAACCGTTTTGATGATGAAACTAAACAAGCATTTATTGAACTCTATGACAAAGTTGATGCAGACTTCCAACTCCCTGTGGAAGGAGTACAAGAATCTCCTTTTTAATACCTTCCCTGATCTAGAAAACATTGGAGATTGGGCAGATTGGGAGGAAAACAATACCTCCCTTTCCGCCAAACTCTACAACAGTGAATACATCATCAAGTCTAGAGAAGTTGAGATCTGGGATGAGAAATCTTGTATCTACAACAACATCATCTATCCCAAGACGGGTGAGAATCTTCCCTGTTTCGGAATGGATCTGATGGGTTTCTTTGATAAAAAGGTCATCATTGTATTTGACTTTCAACACCCAGTAGAAAATTATCTGTTCTCTCATCCAGATCTACCAAAGGCAGAAGGAACTTTTAGATTCTTTGAACCTGGTAATCATTTCTCTGAAAACGTATTTGTTCGCAAATGTACGATGGATCAGGTTAATGATTATCTTGATGACTTCGCTGCCTATTTACAAGCGTACAAAGAAATGCTAGAATCAAAAAAACCTAGTGGGTCTTCTGTTCAATCTACTTATGGAGATTTTGACAAATATATGAAACGTCTGGATCCTGTAAGTGGTTATCTTTCCAGCAAGTTTGGAAAAGAAAAAGCAGAATCACTTGTAAATGATTTCCTTTTCTGCTATGGTTAATTCCTGGTCTTTACTTTATGATGAACTAAACATGGACGAGTATCCTTATTCAATGAATGACTTTTCGGTTAATATGAGCAACGACATTATTAAACAATCTCCCAGCACTCCCTGGAAGTACAACGAAGAAGAAATTGTAAAAGAACTTCTTGAGTACATCCGTGGAACTTATAACCAGCACTATTCTGCTGGTGATCAAAAGATTCAGACACTAGATCTTATTGAGGCATGTGGTGATGGTGAAGCATTCTGCCGCAGCAACATTCTTAAGTACGCTTCCCGTTATGACAAGAAGGGAAGTGCCCGCCGTGATATTATGAAGATTCTTCATTATGCTGTTCTTCTTTTGAACTTTAATGATAAGAACGCCGTCCGTGAAACCTACAATCAATGAATAACATGAAACTCTCTGACAACACCCTGACCATTCTCAAAAACTTCGCTGGCATTAATAATTCTATTCTTGTAAAGCAGGGTACTCGTCTTCGTACTATCTCTGTTGCCAAGAATATTCTTGCCGAAGCAGATATCACGGAAGAGTTTCCCCGCGACTTTGCTATTTACGATCTCAATCAGTTTCTTAATGGTCTGAGTTTGCACCAAGACCCTGACCTTGATTTCAAAGAGGATTCTTATCTTTCTATCAAAGAAGGTAAGCGTCGTGTGAAATATTTCTTTGCTGACCCTAATGTCATTATTTCTCCTCCTGAGAAAGAAATCAATCTTCCTTCTCAAGACGTTTGCTTCCAACTGGACAGCACTTCTTTGGAGAAACTGGTGAAGGCAGCAGCAGTTTATCAACTGCCTGATCTTTCTGCTATTGGTGAGGCAGGTGTCATCAAACTGGTGGTGCGTGATAAGAAGAATGATACTTCTAACGAATATGCCATTGTTGTTGGTGAAACCGACCAAGAATTTGCTTTCAATTTCAAAGTAGAAAACATCAAGATTATTCCTGGTGCATATGATGTAGTGGTGTCCTCTAAACTTTTGTCACAGTTCACCAATACTCGCTACAATCTCAAGTATTATATTGCTCTGGAACCTGATTCTACCTTTGGATGAACATTTTTGTAACTGACCCTGATCCAGTTGTATCTGCCAGGGTTCTTCCTGATAAACATATCGTCAAAATGCCTTTAGAGTGTTGCCAAATGCTTTCTATTGTTGCATCAGACAAGTGGGGACATGGATTTGGCACCCTTCCCAAAGCAGACGGTACACCGTACAGCACTGAAAAGGGTGCTTTTCGCAATCATCCTTGCACGATCTGGGCAGGTCAGTTTGTTCTCAATTGGCGTTGGTTAATCCAACACGGTTTGGCATTGTGTGAAGAATATTCCAATCGGTATGCCAAGATTCATTCTTGCTTACCTACTCTTGCTCACGCACACAAAATCTTTCCAATGGCAGATCCTGCAGGACGATCTGGCAAAGATCCAACTCCATTTGTTCGTGCTATGCCAGTAGAATGGAAAGATGATACAAACATAGATACATTTACTGCTTATAAAATGTATATTGCTTCTAAACCTTGGGTGAAAGATAATTATCTTCGTATACCCGAGCGTAAACCTGAATGGGTATGAAATATAAAAAAGGTACATTTTTCCTTGACAAAGATACACACAAGTTGTATATTTTTGATGGGAATGAATGGTGGGAGATTGTCCCTAGTTCTTATTTGAAAAAACCAGATTGGATTTGATTATGAGTGATTTTATTTGGGTTGAGAAATATCGCCCGAAGACTATTGAAGATTGTATTCTCCCAGAGTCTACCAAGACTATGTTTAGGGAGTTTCTAAATAAGGGCGAGATTCCTAATATGCTTCTTGCTGGTCCTCCTGGTATCGGCAAGACAACTGTTGCTAAAGCACTTTGTAACGAACTGGGGGTAGATGTTTATGTCATCAATGGATCCGACGAGGGTAGATTCCTTGATACTGTCCGAAACAATGCGAAGAACTTCGCTTCGACCGTCTCACTTTCGTCAGATGCTAAACACAAAGTCGTCATCATTGATGAGGCAGACAACACAGGCAACGATGTACAACTCCTCCTACGGGCGTTTATTGAGGAATTTGCTGGTAATTGCCGTTTCATCTTTACCTGTAACTACAAGAACAAGATCATCGAGCCCCTTCATAGCAGATGTGCCGTTGTTGACTTCTCGATCAAAGGGAAAGAAAAAACCGCACTGGCAGGATCCTTCTTCAAGCGTCTACAGGACATCCTGGATGCGGAAGGCGTCCGATTCGATCAAAGAGTACTTGCGGAGCTTATCAATAAACATTTCCCCGACTGGCGACGAGTCCTCAACGAATGCCAAAGATACTCCGTAGGTGGAGAAATTGACTCTGGTATTCTTGCTTCTTTCTCTGACATTTCTGTAAATGACCTCATTAAACATCTCAAGGAAAAGAATTTCACCGAAGTCCGCAAATGGGTGGTCTCCAACCTGGACAACGATGCTTCTAGCCTACTTCGCAGGGTTTATGACTCCTGTTATAGTTGCCTTTCTCCCAGTACTATCCCCGCTGCCGTTCTTATTATTGCTAAGTATCAATACCAATGTGCGTTCGTGGCTGATCAGGAAATTAACCTCCTAGCAGCACTAACTGAAATTATGGTAGAATGCGAGTTTCGTTAGAGATACTTTCCTTGAGTGGAAATAATATAGTAACTTTTTCCACTCCCCTCAATTGCTGCTTTAATTGAAGGATATTCAATACCATTAAATTCAATTCTTTTGTATGATGTTGTTTTTGGTATTCCTTTTTGAGGTCTTTGGTTTATTTTATAACCTTTTTTACCTTTATTCCAGGGCACTTTTGGTTGTATCTCTTTCTGCCTAACAGCACACTCTTCTCTAATGAATTGATACATAGAACCCGTTTTGATTTTTCCTTGATTAGACATATTCCAAACGGCATACCACATTTTCTTTTTGTTACTACCCGAATTCATTTTGTAGAGTAATAGATGGAGAATGTAATGAACTCTTGGGGAAACTTCAACAAGATTTTCTGGACTATCATCACCACCTAAACTTTTAGGAATAATATGATGAGTTTCAGTTATTCCTGATTGACTTCTATACTTATCAATTATATAATTATAGATATTTCTGTAATTCATTTTGAGTGTGATTTTAAATTATTTATATGGAGTGTGAATTCAAATGAAAAACAAACAACATCAAGTAAAATCCAAGTGGTATTACATTTTCTGGGGTGCTATGG